GAAACTATTTGGGAACAAGGCGGTTTATACGCTTATCCCGCATCAGCCACAGTAATGACTATATCAAGCAGTTCAACTGACGACACTGCCGCAGGAACTGGTGCAAGAACAGTAGAAATTTTTGGTTTAGACGCCGAGTACAACGAAATAAACGAAGTTGTCACGCTGAATGGGCAAACAGCAGTTAATACCACAAAATCTTATCTGCGGATAAATCGCGGCATTGTTCGCAGTGCAGGTAGTGGAGGCGCAAACGCGGGCACGCTTTACGCAGGAACAGGTACGGTCACATCTGGGGTTCCAGCTAATATCTACCTGACCATAAATGGGGATGGCGACAACCAAACATTGATGGCTCTTTGGACAGTTCCCGCAGGATATACAGCATTCCTTACAAAAATGTCTTTATCCACAGGAACCTCTACCAACACCAAAGCTCTCTTAAATGCTAGTCTTGTTGCTAGGCCATACGGAGAAGTCTTCCAGATAAAAGAAAGATTTACCCTGACAGATGGCGCACACGAACAGTTTTATACTTACCCGTTAAAGTTCACAGAAAAAACAGACTTGGAAATGAGAGCGTTTTCTTCTTCGGGGACGGTTGACTTCAATGTGTCCGCGTCAATGGAGTTTATTTACATTCAAAACGGGGGAGACTCGTTCTAATGGCGACAACCAAAAACGTCAAGCGAACCCCTAGCGGGCGATTGCAGTATAGAGGGGAAACGTTCAGTGGCTATAACAAACCCAAGCGCACACCTAACGGACCCAAAAAGTCTGCCGTCCTCGCAAAGAAGGGTGACCAAGTTAAACTTGTCCGCTTTGGCGACCCTAATATGTCAATTAAAAAAGACCAACCCGCTCGACGCAAAAACTTCCGAGCTCGTCACAACTGTGATACGGCAAAGGACAAATTCAGCGCCAGATACTGGTCCTGTAAAGCGTGGTAATGGGGTGGTGTTCATGGCAGATAAGACAATACACGAGCTCGAGGTCGAGTTCACTGAATGGAAAACCCAGCAAAAGCATATAGTTGAAAAAGTGGACCAGTTACACAGCGATATGAGCGAGGTCAAAAAGGCCGTGTTTCAAGCAAAGTGGATGCTGGTAGGTGGTTTGGTCTTTGCAGGATTAATGAATAGCGATGCGTTCATTGCTATGCTAATGAGAATAGGTGGGCAATAATGCCTATCACGCGGGGACAAGAACGTAAGCAAGTGGAGGGCACCATGGGTAAGAGACGCGGTTTGTACGACAATATCAATGCGCGCAGGCGTGCTGGTACGTCGCGCCCTAAGAGCAAATCCACTATCTCGCCTGAGGCGTATGCCAACATGAAGGCGGGGTTCCCAGAGCGTAAGAAAGCCGCCAAGGGCGGTAAAATTGTCAAGGGGCCGTGTTCATAATGCCGTTTAGCAAATACAGTCCCAAGCAAAAAAAGTTGGCTCGTATAGCTGAGCCGCGCGATGCAATCACTGAAGCAGACTTTAAGGAGCTCGACATGAAGCGTATGAAGAAAATGGGTGGCGGCTACGGTCGCAAGAAAATGATGGGCGGTGGTGCAATGATGGCCCCGCGCAAGCAGATGGCGGCAGGCGGTGCAGGCCGTAAGAAAATGAAAATGGGTGGCAAGGTCGTTAAAGGGCCTTGCTCGTAAGGAGTATAGGGTATGGCGGTCTCCGGCTCTACAGACTTTGAACTCGATGTAGCTGATTACATTGAAGAGGCGTTTGAGCGTTGCGGTATTGAGGTGCGTACAGGGTACGACCTTAAGACTGCGCGGAGATCGCTTAACCTTATGCTGGCCGACTGGGCCAACCGTGGGCTAAACCGCTGGACTATCCAGCAGACTACGCTCACGTTGGTTGCAGGCACGGCAGAATACAACCTTGGCACGGATACGATTGATATCCTCAGCGCGGTTATCCGTACCAATAGTGGTACGGCAAACCAGAGCGATATCAACATTAGCCGTGTAAGCCGTGATTCGTGGATCAACATCCCTACCAAGAATACGCAGGCCCGCCCGACACAGTATTATGTGGACAGGCAGATCAACCCCGTGGTGCGCTTGTGGCCCACGCCAGATAGCGCCACGACCTACACGCTGGTGTACGACCGCCTGACCCGTATGGATGATGCCGATGCCGCGCAGAACACTATGGACATGCCATTTAGGTTTTACCCGTGTCTTTCGGCGGGGCTGGCCTATTATATCAGCATCAAGCGTGCCCCTGAGCGCATGCAGATGCTTAAGGCTATCTACGAAGAAGAGTTTGAGCGTGCGGCGGCAGAAGACCGCGACCGCGCGAGCTTGAGTTTAACCCCCAGCAGGGATTATTATTCGTTCATATCATGAGATACGCGGTAGGTAAAAAATCACTCGCAATATGCGACCGATGCGGGCAACAGTATCCGTACCTGACCTTGCGTAAAGAATGGACGGGGTTCAAGGTGTGTCAGGAGTGCTTTGAAGTTAAGCACCCCCAGCTTGAGCCAGACCCGCCGCCGTTTGAGCCGCAGGCTTTGTACGAGCCGCGCCCTGCACGGGTTGAGCCGCAAACCGTGGTGGTGGGGCAGACGGTGTTCCCGCCGCCAGCTAATTTGTCCACGCAGGCGGTTGCCTCGGTGGGTAGCGTGGAGGTGTCGACGCCATGAGTTTTACATACGGTCAGCTTAAGCAGGCGATTCAGGATTACACGGAAAACGACGAGACCACGTTCGTCAACAACCTGCCTGTGTTTATCCGCAACGCGGAAGAGCGCATCCTTAAGAACGTACAGTTAGACTTGTTCCGCAAGAACCAGACCGCCGCGTTTAACGCGGGCGACCAATACATTGCTTGTCCGAGCGACTTCCTCGCGCCGTTTAGCTTTAGCTATGTAGACGGCAGTGGCAATAGTCAGTATATGGACTTCAAAGACGTAGACTTCATGCGTGAGTTTGCGCCCGACCCTACAGCTACGGGTAACCCGCGCTATTACGCGGTGTTTGACGTGAACAACTTCATTGTCGCGCCCACGCCTAGCGCGGCGTTTGCAGTAGAGCTCCACTACTTGTACCGCCCCGCCAGCTTGACCACATTGGCCGACAGTGGCACAACGTGGTTGAGCACCAATGCACCGATGGCAATGTTGTATGGCAGTTTGAGCGAGGCGTACACTTTTATGAAAGGCGAGCAAGATTTGATTGCTCAATATGACAAAACATTGCAGAATGCCATTGTTGGTATGAAACTCCTCGGCGAAGCAAAAGAAGTAACTGATGAGTACCGCGTAGGCCGAGTACGGAGACCGAAACAATGATGGCAACAGCCGCAAATGGGCAAGTTGATTTTGGGATTAAAGTCGAAACGGTGAGTCATCGTGGCTTTACCCCTGAGGAAATTGCCGAACGGTGTGTAGATCGCATTGTTTCGGTGTCAGACTCCGCGCACCCTGCTATCCGGGAACAAGCTCACGCTTATAAGAAGCAACTTCACGCGCTCGTGGCGTTCTATATGCGTGAGGCTGTCAAAAGCGATAGAACCACTGTATACAATGAGCTGTGCAACGCGGGGCAACCGAAGCTCGCTGAACTCATAAGGAGATTGTAAGATGGCCTTCACGGGTAACTTCATGTGCACGAGCTTCAAGCAGGAGCTCCTTTTTGGCGTCCACGACTTTGACTCTAGCACGGGCGACACCTTCAAGCTGGCGCTGTACGACAACAATGCGTCTTTTACGGCGGCAACTACAGCCTACACGGCTACCGACGAGGTGTCTGGTACGGGCTATAGTGCAGGCGGCGGCGCGCTGACCAACATCGACCCCACCACGAGTGGCACGACTGCCTTGACCGACTTTGCTGACCTAACTTTTAGCACGGCAACTATCACGGCACGCGGCGCGCTCATTTACAACACCACACCTAATACGACCTCGGTTAGCGTAACCAACCCAACCGTTGTGGTGTTAGACTTTGGTGGGGATAAAACGTCTACCGCAGGCGACTTTACCATCGTGTTCCCTACGGCAGACGCAAGTAACGCTATTATTCGGATCGCGTAATGACTAGCGTGATCGTCCCTTTAGGCGGCTGGGGCCGTGCTGGTTGGGGCGATGGCCCGTGGAGCCAGAGTGGTTTGCCTTTGGCGACCGCTGGTGTGGGCACGGTTACGGTAGACGCGCAGGCTAATGTCCCCGTTGTGGGACTGGTTGCAACTGGCGCGGTAAATGGCGTAACGGTAATAGCAGAGGCTAACGTAGTCCCCACGGGTGTGGCGGGCACGGGCCAAGTGGGCTCCGTTGCAGTAGACGCGCAAGCGGTTGTAGATGTAACGGGGGTAGCAGGAACGGCGTCTGGCGGTGCGGTTACCGTAGTGGCAGACGCTAATGTTTACCCCACAGGCGTGACCGCATCGGGGGCGGTCGATGGCGTAAGCGTTATTGCTGAAGCCAACATCCCCGCAACAGGCATAGCGGCTACGGGCGCAGTCGGTTCGGTAACGATCACTACGGTTGTAGAAGTATTGGTTACTGGAGTAAGCGGCACAGGCACCGTTGGTCAGGTTACAATTGATGCAGAGGCTAAAGTCTATCCGACAGGAGTTTCGGCTACCACAAATGAACCTTATGTGTTAGTTTGGGGGCAAATCAAGCCGAATCCGGATACTGTCTGGGCAGAGGTAACGGGGTCAGAAAAGACATGGGATGAAAACGCACCCAATCCGGAAACTGTCTGGTCAGAAATAGCCGCGTGAGGATGAGAAATGGCAAGCACTTATACTACAAACCTTGGTATTGAAAAACCCGGAACTGGTGAACAGTCAGGAACGTGGGGCACCACCGCTAATACCAACTATGACCTCATCGATCAGGCTATTAACGGCATTGTGCAGGTCACATTGGCGGCGGCTGGGTCAAGCGGTAGCCCTAATACCATTGACATCACCAACGGTACTGCGTCCGATGGGCGGAACAAGTACATTGAGTTTGTAGATGGCGGCGACCTTGGCGCTACGGCGTATGTCCAGCTAGACCCTAACGACGCCGAAAAAATTGTGCACATGCGGAACAGCCTGAGCGGTAGCCGCTCGGTGATTGTGTTCCAAGGCACCTATAACGCCAGCAACGATTTTGAAATCCCTGCGGGCAAGGATGTTGTCCTCAAATTTGATGGCGGTGGCGCGAGCGCGACCGTTACGCAGGTGTTTGTTGACCTCAAGCTAGACGCACTCGACGCCGCAACGGTAGCGGCCACCACGGGTAATATCACCACGGTCAACGCCACCACGGTAGATACCACCAATTTAGAAGTCACCAACCTCAAAGCTAAGGACGGCACCTCGGCAGGTTCCATTGCGGACAGCACGGGTGTGGTCACCATTGCGTCTGCGGTGCTAACCACGGCAGATATCAATGGTGGCACCATGGATGGGGTTACCATCGGCGGTGCTAGCACGGCGGCAGGTAGCTTTACTACAGTCACCGCCAGTGGGCGCGTTACGTTTGGCGAGCTCAAGGGTACAGGCGCTACGGTTGTCAATACCATTCTTGACGAAGACAACATGTCTTCTAACAGCGATACCGCATTGGCGACCCAGCAGTCTATCAAGGCGTATGTAGACAGCCAAGTCGGCACGGTTGACACGTTGGCCGAGATTCTTGCTAATGGCAATACCTCGGGTGCGAATAACCTAATCATCACGGCGGGGCAACGCCTCACCACCGATAGCATCTTGGAAACCAGTGCGGACAACGGCGTCAACATCGACAGTGTTGTGCTCAAAGATGGCGACGTTAACGGCACCATTGGTCAGGTTACGGCAAAAGCCGCCAACTTCACCACCATGGGGGCTTCTAGCAACGTCACCGTAGGTGGCACGCTTGGCGTGACGGGTGCTACAACGCTTTCTAGCTCGCTCAGCGTAAACACTGGTGCAGTGTTTAATGAAGGCGGCGGAGACAATGACTTCCGTGTAGAGTCAGATACCAACGAGTATGCGTTGTTTGTTGATGCTGGCAGTAGCCATGTAAACATTGGCACGGCCACGGACCTTAGTGGTGTTTTGAACGTTGACGGGAACTTGTCTCTTTCGGGTAATGCGGGTGGAAGCAGATATGTTGCGCTTTTGAATGAGACGGATGCTTATACAGGCACACTTTTTCTGCAAGCTGGAGGTGGTTCAGCGGGCTATGGTGGCGCAGTTTCCATGTATGGTCATTCCCATGCGACATATCCCGGAATGGTTTACATTGCGTCCTCGTCGGGTTCTAGCGGTAAAGTTGTTATTGGAAACTCTGGAATAGCATACGCAGACGGCTCTCAACAAATCACCGCGTATGGAGACGAATCGGAAGTTGTAATAAACGAAGCCAGCAAAAACATGGACTTCCGCGTCGAGAGCAACACCGATACCCATGCGCTGTTTGTGGATGCGGGAACCAGCAAAACAATGTTCAACACCAGCTATACCGCAGATGGTGGTGTTGTAACGATCCGTGGAACGTATGGTGCATATAACGCTTCTGATTATCGTGGTAACAATGCGTTGGCATTGACGGGGGCTGACCCCGGCTCAGCTGCGGCAGGTTCTGGCATTAATTTAGCGTTTGTACCTATAACAAATCGGGGTGCAACTGCGGTTATTTCTGGTGAAAGCACTAGTACAAACAAAGAAGGTGGCGCACAGCTAAGATTTTCAGTAGGTGGAAGTTCTTTTCCGACTACGCAAAAAGACATGCTGATGTTAAACTACTCCGACGGCGCAATCTTTAACGAAGGCAGTGCCGATTTAGACTTCCGCGTCGAGTCTGACAGCAGCACCTATGCGCTGCTTGTAGATGCTGGCGGAGATTTTGTTGCCATTGGCAACAATACAAAAACCCCTGCCAGTAATTATGCTGACCAGCATGGTTTTGCCGTTGACGCCCTAACTGGTGCCACTCAAATATCCTCAGACGGCGTACCTTTAGAAATAGGAAGAACCACAACGGCTGCCACTGACGGCTCTTATCTTGTTTTCCGTTCTGGTAGTTCGGTTAAAGCAAAAATAGCCGTCGAGTCCGCTGACAACATTATGATCTCCGCGATGAGTGGCGGAGGGTCAGGGTTACTTTTCTGGGGCGCAGGCGGCACAACTCCTGTTATTTCCCCCGCGAAAGAGGGTGTTGTTGTCGATGGTGAAGTTGGTTTGGGTCGAACTGCTGAACGGTTTAGTCGTTTGTACCTATCTGATGGGGTAAACGACAACGGCCAAGATGGCTCGGAAACCGCGTTTAACGATGGCTCAACAACTGCCGACTTCCGCGTTGAGTCTAACAACTACACCCATATGCTGTTCGTGGACGCTGGCGCGGATCACGTCAATGTCGGTACCAACCTAGATTTGGGCGGGATTCTCAACGTCAATGGCCGCGTAGCTTTCCGTAATCCCAGCGCTCAAGGTGTTTATGGCATCGTCCCTACGGGTTGGGGTTATTCGCCCGGAGCGTATGGGGTGCTTCAGCTTGGCCAGAGTGGCGATAATGGCGGAACGGTTTCCATTGGTTATGACCCGATTAGAAACTCAAACGCTTCGTTTACGGGTAACGGTAGCGAGATGCTGTTTGCCAATGGCATCGATCTCGTTACGCCAGACTCTGGTGACACCCTGTTCTATTACCAAATCACCATGGGCGATAACGGGGTTATCGTTAATGAAAACAGCTCCTCCGCCCTAGACTTCCGCGTCGAGTCTGACAACAACTCTTCGATGTTCTTCATTGATGCTAGTACGGATGCTGTACAGATAAATAAAGCACAATCAGGTGCTTCGGCGCTTACTGTGTCTAACAGTTCAAGCAATGGAAGCAATGTAGGCGCACTGGCTACAAGCCTAAGTTCTACATCAAATAATACAAATTGCTGGCATCTAAAGTCTACAACTCAGACCATTAGTTCTTATTATTTATATGGCGATGGCAGTAGCTCATTTACTTCTGACGAGCGCCTCAAAACGGACATTGTTGATGTTGAAGCGGGCCAGCTTGATAAACTTAACGCGGTAAGGTTTGTCAATTTTAAGTGGAAAAATTCTCCAGATAGCCCCAAGCAAATGGGTGTTATCGCGCAAGAAATAGAGAAGATTTTCCCTGACTTTGTAAGCGAAGACGAAAATGCTGTTGGGACTGGAGAAACTTATAAATCAGTTTCTTATAGCAAACTCAACATGATAGCCCTTAAGGCTATACAAGAACTATCCGCAAAGGTAGAAACCCTAGAAGCCCGCATTGCGGCACTTGAAGCAACGTAACCCAGCCTTAAAAGGAGAAGTGACCATGGCTATTACCTGTACTTGGAGCGTCAACAACATGACGCATAACGATGCCGATGGCGGGGTAATCCTCGTTTATTGGTCTTGCGTAGCGGCAAGCGACGGCACGCCGTCTTATACTGCTACCGAAGGCGGCAAGCTCCGTTGTGAGCCTGACCCCAGCTCCCCCAGCTACATCCCTTACGCCGATCTGACTGAAGCAGACGTGCTGAACTGGGTGTATGCAAGCCTTGTCGAAGGCGACGAAACCCCTGCGGAAGCAAAAGCCCGCGTTGAAGCTGACCGTACCGCTAAGGTGCAAGGCCAGATTGACCGTGCCAATAGTCAGTCTACTGGGCTACCTTGGGCGCAGAGCGCCTAACCTAACCTGAACCAAAAACGGAGAGCTTAACCATGAGCACCGCACAAGAAGCAAACGTAGTGAACATCAACGGCACTGAGTACAAGTATGACGATTTGAACCAAAATCAGCTCTACTTGATTAACCAAATTCGTGACTTGCAGACCAAAGCAGGCAACATCCGTTTCCAGCTGGACCAAGTTACCGCCGCGCAGGACGTGTTCACCAACATGCTGATCCAGTCTGTTGAGACTGCAAAAGAACAGGCGCTTACCGATGCAGGTGAGCAAAAAGCTGGCTAACAGTGTGTGATGGAATGCGATGCCCCTTACCAAACTTCAGTTCCGTCCGGGAGTAAACCGCGAGACTACCTCCTACGCTAACGAGGGTGGTTGGTACGATTGCGACAAAGTTCGGTTCCGGTTTGGTGTGCCCGAAAAGATCGGTGGTTGGCAGAAAAAGTCAGGCACGACCTTCCTCGGCACTTGCAGAGCGTTGCACCCATGGGTCGCGTTAGATGGGTCACAGTATCTTGGGGTGGGCACTCACCTCAAGTATTACATTGATGAAGGCGGCGCATATAACGACATTACCCCTATCCGCGAGACCACGGCGGCGGGCGATGTCACGTTCGCCGCTGTCAACGGTAGCTCGACTATTACCGTAACGGACACCAACCACGGCGCGTTGCAGGAGGACTTTGTTACCTTCAGCGGTGCGGTAACACTCGGCGGTAACATTACCGCTGATGTGCTCAACCAAGAATACCAGATCAGTAACATCGTCAACGCCAATACCTATGAAATTATCGCTAAAGACACCAGCGGAGTTACCGTGGTGGCCGATGGCAGTGATACAGGTAATGGCGGCGCGGCAGTCGTGGGCGCATACCAAATCAACACGGGTTTGGACACAACCGTTGTCGGCACGGG